ATTCCGAAGCTTCTAATCTAGCAAATGCTTCTTTCTTTGATGAATGGACAAAATATAATATCTTTGAATGGACAGATCCTTGTATTTTAAAACTCAAAGATAAAATTTGGAATACCTATTTGGAATATTGCAGTTCTATTGATGTTCCATCTTTTCCCAGAGAAGAAATTCTCATTCGTGGATGGGCAGTTCGATTAGATCCAGGAGAACCAATTGGAATGCATTCTCATTCTTTGCATGAGAATACTTTTGTTAGTGGAAACATGAGTTTGGAAACATATCCTACATCTACTGACTATTGGATTCCACTGTTTAGCTTGTACCATGGACCATTTGAGTGTCCGAATGTTTGTGGAAATATATGTATGTTCCCTTCGTGGGTGCAGCATGGAGTTGCACATAATGAAGCAGGGAGAGTACGGTATACCGTAGCATTTGATATGTTCATTAAAAAAAGTATTGATTATATCGTAGAAACCGATACTGCTAGTACGGATCTTGCTAAAATTATTTTACTCTCAGTCCCTCTATAAGTGTTATAATTAATGTAGATGCCTTCGGGGTCTAAAACACACTCGCTTATTAAAGGAGAAAACAAATGTGGACAACAACTTTTAAAACCTATGTACCATATGCTTTGGGACTAGATGAAACTTTTGATAGACTTGAATCTTTAGCTGGTGGAGCTAGTAGTTACCCACCACATAACATTATTGTTGAAGGAAATGGAAAAACCATTCTCGAAATTGCTGTTGCTGGATTTTCTAAAAACGATATTTCTGTCTTTACAGAAAGGAATTGCTTAACAGTTAGAGCAAGAGAAAAAGACAAGACAGAAAGAAAGTATCAACATAAAGGAATTTCAAATAGATCTTTTGAAAAATCTTGGCAACTTTCACAAGATGTAGAAATTAAAGATGTTATTTATGAGAACGGTCTTCTTGTAATTGAGTTACAAAAAGAACTTCCAGATAAACAAAAGCGAAAAGTCTGGATGTAACTTGACAAATGTTTCTCACTCCTCTATAATAGAACTAACCAAATTTGTATTAAATATGGCAACTGAAATTAATCATAATATTCGTATTGTAACTCTGTCAACTGGTGAAAATCTTATCGCTAACTTTACACAAGTTCGTGAGGATGACAAATTTGTAGCATATCAATTACTCTACCCTTTGGTAATTGGGTTGAATATTTTGAACGAAGGAACTGCCGAAGAACAGTATCAAGTCAACTATCGTCGGTGGAATCTTTATACTCCCTATGAAGATTTTCGAATCAATCCTTCTAGTGTTACTACTGCAATGCCTCCCAATGATGAAATCCTAGTTAACTATGTTTCAAAATTGAAAGAAGCAAATGTAGATCTTTCTTTTATTCCCAACAATGGAGATGATATTCTAAATGGAGGAGCAGGAAACCGTGCCGCAGCTGCTGAAACTTCGGGACCAGTGGCTGATAGCTGAAATTGAAGAAATTGAGGATGTAGAATTTGGGTCACCAGACTGCATCCTCAAAAATGCAAAAGAAATTGTTGATGGAAATCTTGTAGATTGGCCACAATATTCTTCGGACACTGAAGTAGTTGTCAGATCATCTGATATAATACTTCTTGTGAGTCCATCCAAAGATATTCTTTCCCGTTATTATAGTGAATCTGAATGAAGTTTTACACCAATGTTGAACAATCTGGTAATCGTTTACTAGTTCGTGGTTATGAAGGTGGGAAATCATTCGCATACAGAGTGGCATTCAACCCCACTCTGTATGTACCTACTAAAAATTATTCTGAATGGAGAACTCTTGAAGGTCAGTGTGTAGAACCTGTAAAGCAAGGATCTATCAATGATGCTAAAGAGTTTGTTAAAAAATACAAAGATGTAGAATCTTTTGACATCTATGGTAACACCAGATACCTTTATCAATATATTGCAGAAGAGTATCCAGAGGAAGAAATTAAATATGACACATCAAAAATTCGTGTCTTTACTATAGACATTGAAACTGCTGCTGAAAATGGATTTCCAGATATAGAAACAGCAGACCAAGAAATTCTAGCGATCAGTATCAAAGATTCATATACTGGTCGCATCACTGTATTTGGAGCTCGCCCTTTTAATAATAAAAACTCCAATGTAGATTATATGCATTTTAGATCCGAAGAGTCTATGCTAGACGCATTTCTTCAGTTCTGGAATGCAAATTGTCCTGATGTAATTACTGGTTGGAATGTACAGCTTTTTGATATTCCCTATATTGCTAGGCGTATTGATAGGGTACTTGGTGAGAAGTATACTAAAACTCTTAGCCCATGGAACATTATTTCTTTTAGAGAAATTTTCATTAAGGGAAGAAAACAGATCGCTTATGATCTTCCTGGAATTTCTACGCTGGATTATCTCGAACTCTACAAAAAATTCACCTACACAAACCAAGAAAGTTATCGACTAGACCATATTTGTAATGTGGAACTTGGAGTTAAAAAACTTGACCACAGTGAATTCGATACATTTAAAGAGTTCTATGAGAACGACTGGCAAAAGTTTATTGAATACAATATTCATGACGTTTGTTTGGTTGATCAACTAGATGACAAAATGAAGTTGATTGAACTCGCATTCACTATGGCATATGATGCTAAGGTGAATTATGAAGATGTATTCTCACAAGTTCGTATGTGGGATAACTATATCTTTGTTGAATTGTTGAAGCGTAAGATCGCCATTCCTCCAAAGAAGGAGGCAGTTAAGAATGAAAAATATGCAGGAGCGTATGTTAAAGAACCTAAACCAGGATTTTATGACTGGGTTGTTTCTTTTGATCTTAACTCTTTGTATCCTCACTTGATTATGCAGTATAATATTTCTCCAGAAACATTGATTGATCGTAGACATTCTGGAGCTAGTGTTGATCGTATTCTTAATAAAGACCTTGATCTATCTGATCTTGGAGATCAAACACTATGTGCCAACGGCGCACAGTATCGCAAAGACATTCATGGTTTCCTGCCTCAAATGATGCAGAAGATGTATGACGGTCGTGTGATCTACAAGAAGAAAATGCTTGCTGCCAAGCAACAGTATGAGAAGACACCAACTGTGGAACTCATGAAGGATATTGCCAGATACAATAACATCCAGATGGCAAAGAAGATTTCTCTGAACTCTGCTTATGGTGCTATCGGTAACGAGCACTTCCGTTATTATAAAGTTACGAATGCGGAAGCGATCACTCTATCTGGTCAGCTCTCTATTCGTTGGATTGAAAATAAGATGAATTCTTATTTCAATAAAATCTTGAAAACTAATAATGTAGATTATGTCATTGCTTCTGATACCGATTCTATCTATCTTAATCTGGGTCCTTTGGTTGAGAGTGTATACAAGGGAAGAGAGAAAACTTCTGAGAAAGTTGTTGGGTTCCTTGACAAGATCTGTAAGATGGAACTTGAACCTTATATTGAAAGTTCTTACCAAGAATTGGCAGAGTATGTAAATGCATATGAACAAAAGATGCAGATGAAGCGAGAGAACATCGCTGATCGTGGTATTTGGACTGCCAAGAAACGATACATATTGAATGTATGGGATAGTGAAGGAGTTAGATATAATGAACCCAAGATGAAAATTATGGGTTTGGAAACTGCTCGCTCTTCTACACCAGCTTACTTTCGGGATAAGTTATATGCAGCGTTTAAGATTATTATCGGCAAAACAAATGATGAGCTTATCGATTTTATCAATGATGTGCGAGCAGAAACAAGACATAGACCATATGGGGAAGTGGCATTTCCCAGAGGAGTTAACAACCTTGCCAAGTATCGTAACCCAACAAAGATCTATCAAAAAGGGACCCCCATTCATGTGAGGGGAGCATTACTTTATAATCATTACATCAGAAAATATAAAATTGAAAACAAGCATCCTTTGATCCAAGAGGGTGAGAAAATCAAATTCATGTATCTCAAGACACCAAATCCAATTCATGAGAATTGTATTAGTTTCTTTGGTGATCTGCCCCACGAGTTTGGACTTGAGAAGTATGTAGATTATCAGACACAATTTGAAAAGTCATTCCTTGAACCGCTTAAAAATGTGCTAGAATGTATTGGATGGAAACATGAAAAAGTGATCACGATTGGGAGCTTCTTTGAATGAATATCTGGGTTGTGACTTGGACCAATCATGTTGTTGGACAGATTGGTCCTGATAGTGTAAAGTGCTTTGAGCAATATGAAACTGCCAGAGCATTTGCTAAACTGATGAGTAACAATTACTCTTATGTAAACATGTACGAAGACGAGGTAAAACAATGGGATTCCTAGATACTATTATTAAAGATAGCGG